AGATAACGAAAAAATCCTGAAATCATACGATTTCAGGATTTTTCGTCCGACAACTTAATAATCACAAGACCCGGATTTTGGTGGAGATAAGCGGGATCGAACCGCTGACCTCTTGAATGCCATACAACAAAAAGTTGTTGCGGCTCTAAGGGTTTTTGGCTTTTTGGTGGTCATTTGGTGGTCATAGAATTCTTAAAATTTTGAGCGACTTATTCAATAGCCACTCAAAAATCATAGATTATCGGTGATTTTCTTCAACGAAGCGAGGTCGGTGTGGGTGTAATGTGCGGTCATTTCAAACTTGCTGTGACCGATCAGCTTCTGCTTATCTGTCGGAGGAGCGTCCACATTTTTCATAAGGGTAGCGAAAGTGTGGCGGCAGCAGTGTGGTGTGTAGATGTGGTCTCCCTTCTCGTCCAAAGCATCCAGGCCCAGCGCCTGCAGAGCCGGGTAATAGATATCGCTTCGGAATTTCTTTGCGGACAGGTCTGTGAACAGGTGTTTCTTCTGGCCGAAGTCAGCAAAGAACGGTCTTATCTTCGGGGAGATGGTAATCACACGGTTCTTACCGGCATCTGTCTTAACACCGGTGACAAAGAATCCTTCTTCCGGATCATAGCTCTCTGTCATGGCTCCAAGCATTTCACTCAGGCGCATACCGGTGTAGCAGAGGACAAGAACATATTTGATATTTGGTACGCGGTCTACATTGGCCCACATGGTATCAAGCTGGGCCTTGGAGAAGGCAACCTTTTCTGCCTGATCCTCTTTTTTTATGTAGATATACTCTGCATAGTTGCGGTCCACGATATCCAGCTGCATAGCATAGCGCCAGAGGGATGTACCCAGGGCCTTCATATTCTCCTTGGTTCGTTTACCATGGGGGCATTCGTCAATGCACTTCTGCATGTGCTCTGTGCGGATTTTGGCAACCTCCACATAGTACAGAGAGGAAAAGTATTTGTAGGCGGATTTATAGCAGTTAATGGTGGACTGGGTAACCTTTTCTGTATGTCCATCCAGCCACTTTTTATAGAGGTCCTTAAACTTCACATTCATATCCTGCTGCGGCAGATCCTGCTTCAGCTGTGGGATATAAGCTATGGCTTCTTTCTTGGTATCGAAGCCTCTTTTTTTGCGCTTCCTGCGGAGCAGTTTTCCGTCTTCTGCTGTATCCCATCCTATTGTGTACTCAGCAATCCACTTACCATTGGTATCTTTATAAACGGTTCCATCGCCATGGCCGCGGGTCTTGGCTGACCGCTCCCGGACCTGCTTTGCACCGCAGAGGTTACAAAACTTTGATTCATCTGGTATTTCTTTTTTGCATTTTTTACAGAGCATGACTCAGCTCCTTTTAATATCGTGATATTTGGATTTGCTTAGTATCCAGTATTTCCTGTAAAAATTCCTCGTTTTGGTAGGAGTCTCTGTTTGGATTCATGATCTTGCTGTCTTTACAGCACAGATACGCTATATAGTAAAGCTTATGGTACACTACGGCAAAGTCAGTAAGCGAATAGGTGGCATCATAAAGAGGTCCGCCCCAATTTCCATAGCGTTTATATTCCAGCTGTTCCTTGTGCATGTCATGCTTAATGAACTCGTAATCACATTGATGTTCCTCTAAAAAGGTTGTTAGCGCAAACATAAAGTAATGCTCTCCCGGTATCGCATACTTACTCTTTATTGGCCTCAGGGAATCTTGAAAGTAAGATTGTATTAGATCTTTTCTGAATTCCTCAATGATTTCTTGTGCTGCAGACCATTCTTCGTCACCTGAGATGCAGTATTTCTGTGGTATTTGAAATTTAATTTGTGCGTTATTGATATATGCCCATAGAGGCAAACTGTGGCTATATTGATCCATGCTGTTGATTACACACCATGTCACTAAACTGTGTAGTGTCGAAGCTTTCGAATAATCATTTATTCGCTTAGCCATATAAGCAACCGTAAAAACCAATGCAATGATTATAGCTATAAGGACTTCCACAACGAGTCTTCCTTCCCCAATATTATATATTTCGATAGATGGCATCTTTACGGATTCACCCAGAAGAGCTTGTGCTTGTCCGTTTTATTGGACAGGATATTTGCTATCTTTTAATCGAACATTGGTTCGTATATAATCGTGACACGAAAGGGGTATGTGGTATGAGTACGTATGAGATAGAATTGGTTAGGATGATTCGTGAACACGATGAACCTGAGAAAGCCTTGGTGATTGCCGTGGAGGTGATCACTTCGTTTCTAAAGCAGCGCGGATCATCTGAAGAACCAGCTGCTTCTTGTCCTCAGGTACCTGCCGGAACAGGTTAATAAGCATCTGCTCTCCCTCGGTGAGCTGCAGCTCGCTGGGGGAATTTTTCATTTTTTCAGGGTTTTTAGCAAACGCATTTATCCAGTCCTTAACATAGATTTGATCGTCTGCTTTTAGTGTATCAAAAGAATCTCTTACCTCAAGTTCGTATGGATTTTCAATATCATCAAAAGTATTAAGCGATTTTTCCATAGGAACATCATATCCCCATAACCACATATCAGAACAGTTCAATGCATCTGCAAGTTTTTGTACAATATCAGATTTAGGTTCATATCTACCAAGGACATAATTGCTGATGGCGCCTCTGCTGATACCAGTAGCTCTTGCAAGATCAGCTTGTTTTATGTTTCTTTCAAGCATGATTTTTTGAAGTCTTTCAGAAGTTTTGGCGATTTTATCTGGTCTGCGGCCACCGATAGGGGACAACATATCACGAATTTTCATAAGGCACCTCCTTTCAATCCCAATATAAACCATATGTTGCGATTTGTCAACATTTCAAGACGATACAGAAAAAATGTTTTGAAATGTTTGCATTTTCCTATTGACAAGAATCGAGAAAACTGTTATTGTTATGACGAGACTTGAAATCAAGTCATTTTGCAGGAAGGAGAAAATATATGAGAACATACGGGAAACTTCGTGAGAAAATCCGGAATGTCTTCGGTACCATCGGAGCATTTGCAGATGCTCTCGGCGTGGACAGAAGCACGATTAGCAAGAAACTTAACAGTATTGTCTCTTGGGACCAGTTGGAAATCGAAGAAGTATGTAGACTTCTGAACATTCCTATCGAGAATAACCACGAATATTTTTTTTACGATGAATGACTTGAAATCAAGTCAAACAGAAAGGAGGAGCACACAATAGCAAGAGAAAGTTTGAACGATATGCAGGTGGAGCATGAGATTGAACGCCTGCAGGAATCGCCCCATGTCAAGCTGGCGAACAAACACCGCCGAGTGATGAACCGTCGCCGGATGTATCTGTACGGACTGCGGCAACTTGAAAAGAAGGGCAGAGAGTTGGAGAAAGCCGGTATCACCATGGATGTGCTGAACAGCATGTGTGAAGAGGTGGTGGAAGATGATGACTTCTGACAGTCGCCGGGATGAACTGGCGAGGATCGAGGCGCTTCCAAAGGATATGCTGGTCCCTACGGATGTAGCTAAGTATTTGGGGTGCTGTCCTTATTCAATTAATGTCGCTACACGAGATGGGCGAAATCCTTTTCCATTCCCCATTATCAGGATGGGTACCAGAGTAAGAATTCCAAAGATGCCATTCGTCAAGGCGATGAGAGGAGAGCGATGACTGATGCCACCGCTTAAGGATTTGACCGGGCAAAGATTTAACAGGCTTCTTGTCATTGAAAGGCATGGAACTATATGCGGTAATGCGGCATGGCTCTGTAAGTGCGATTGTGGTAAGCAAGCGATTGTGATTGGAGCGGACTTAACGAAAAATCACACAAAAAGTTGTGGCTGCTTGCGTAATCAATTATCCAGTGAGCGATGCACAAAGCATAGCAAAAGTAGAACACGCCTGTATGAAATATGGAAAGCCATAAATCAACGGTGTTGCAATCCACAGAGTAAGCCATACAGAAGATATGGAGGACGGGGCATTACCGTTTGCGACGAGTGGTTAAATAATTTCCAGGCATTTTACGACTGGGCCATGGCAAACGGCTATGACGAAAATGCTCCTACCGGACAATGCACAATAGACCGCATCGACAATGACAAAGGATATTCCCCGGATAATTGCCGGTGGGTAGATATGCAAATCCAAAATAATAACAAGTCGAACAATCGACAAAAAGGAAAGGAAGATCCCCATGTCTGAATACGAATTTTTTAACCAGAAGGTAGACGAGCGTAAGGCCGCTGCCATCAACAACCATAACAGGCAGACCCCTTTGATTCTGCTCCGCATTTTTATTCCTGTGGCGATTGCCCTGGTGCTGATTGCGGTTCTGGAAAAGGTCGGCTTTATCAACAATTTTTTCAGCATGATTCTGATGGTGATTACCGCCTGCTATGGTTCCTTCAAGGTCGGGCGCGTTTGGTACAGGATCAAATGGTAAAGGAAAAACCGCCCCGGAGCGGCAACTCCAAAGGCGGCATGCAAATATTGACAGTGCTAGTGTAGCACAGAAAGGAAAGGAAATCAATGACCGAAATCAAAATTAAGCGGTTGGGCCTTGAAAATTTCAAGTGTCACCGCAATCTGACCCTTACATTTAACGGCGGCAACGCCTCCATCTATGGCGATAACGCCTCCGGTAAGACCAGTATTTACGATGCGCTGACCTGGCTGCTGTTCGGCAAGGATAGCCAGGGCAACGGTGAGAAGAACATCGAGATCAAGCCTCTGGATGCCAATGGCGAGGTTAAGGACCATGATGCTCTGACGGCTGTGGAAGCGGTTCTGGATGTAAATGGCGAGGAAGTGACCCTGCGCCGGACCTACAAGGAAGTATGGACCACTAAGCGTGGAAGCTCCCAGGCAACCTACGACGGCAACACTTCTGAATACTATGTCAGCGGTGTACCCTGTAAAAGAAATGCTTTCCAAGAGAAGGTAAACGAGCTGGTGAGTGAAGATACTTTCCGTATGCTGACCTCTGTTAGCCACTTTGCAAACGGTATCAGCTGGCAGGAGAGACGGGCGGTGCTGTTCAATGTGGCCGGCGTGAAGGATGATTCTCAGATCCTGGCAACCAGTGAGGGCTTTGCACCTTTGGTAGAGAGCATGGGAAAGCTGAGCCTGGAGGACTACAAGAAGAAGTTGCTGGCAGAAAAGCGTAAGTTTGTGGGGGCCAAGACGGAGATCCCGGCCAGAATCAGCGAGTGCCAGAAGACCATCGAGGATATCCAAGGCATTGACTTTGCCGGGGCCAGGGCGGAAGTGGAAGCTTTGACTTCCAAAAAGGATGGTATTGCGGCGCAGATCCTGGCAATCGAGCATGACAGCGCGGCAGACCAAAAGCGCATGGAGATCCGGGAAGCGCAGTTGGAGCTGACTGCCCTGGAAAATGAGAACCGGACATATCGTACAAGCCAGAGTAGCGGGCTTTTGAATGTTCAGAATCTGAAAATGGACCTGAGTGACCTGCGTAAGCGTCTGGACAGAAAGCAGCATGAGCTTGCCAATGAAAAATCCTATATTGCCGGCCTTATCCGGAATATCGCTGAGTACCGGGACCGCTGGATCAGCGTCAATGGCGAGACCTTCACCGGCGGCAGCTGCCCCACCTGCGGCCAGAATCTCCCCGCTGCGCAGCTTCAAACGGCGAAAGATCAGTTTGATTCCAACAAGCAGAAGCGCCTGAATGACATTCTGCAGACCGCCAATTCCTACAAGGAATCCAAGGCCCAGGCAGAGGACCGGGTACAGCGGCAGCAGGAGGAAATTCAGCAGATCGAAGCAGAGATCCGGCAGAAGGAACAGGATATTACCGCTGCGGAAGCTAATGTTGTGGAGATCCTGGACATGAATGGGTATGCAGACCGGAAGAACGATATCCTGGTGCGTATCGATACGCTGAATGCAGATCTGTACGAAATGACACAGGCCAGCGCGGATGTGATGGGCAAGCTTCGCATGGAAATGGCTGAGATTACAGCCCAGATTAGCAGCCGTATGGCCCTGCTCGGCAAGGAAGAATTGCTGACCTACTCCCGGCAGCGAGTGGAGCAGCTGCGTGAGGATGCTAAGAATGCCGCGGAATGCCTGGAAGCTATTGAGAAAATGCTGTATCTGATGGACGAATACAGCCGGTACAAGACCCGGTTTGTGGAAGACAGTATCAACGGACTGTTCCGAATTGCCCGGTTCCGTCTGTTCCGTGAGCAGGCCAACGGCGGCGTGGAGGACCGGTGTGATGTGGTGTATGACGGAATTCCCTACATCAGCGTGAATAACGGCATGAAGATCAACCTGGGCATTGACATTATCAATACCCTGTCTGTGGCCTACGGCGTAAGAGTGCCGCTGTTTGTGGACAATGCGGAGAGCGTGACGAAGCTGGAAGCCTGCGGCAGCCAGATCATCCGTCTGGTGGTAAGTGAAAATGATAAGGAGCTGAGAGTGAGTTATGAAAATTAAGGACAGAGCAAAGCCCAAGGCCCCTCCGGTGGAGCCTGGCGTTTACATGGCTGTTTGTGTAGGTGTTGTGGACTTGGGCGAGCAGTACAGTGAGAAGTTCAAGAACTATTCCAACAAGGTAAAATTCGTGTGGGCACTGCCGGGTGAGATCATCGAAATCGATGGCAAGCCTGAGGAACGACAGCTTTCCAAGGAATTTACGATCTCTGCAAGCAAAAAAGGCAATCTTCGGGCCTTCTTAGAAAGTTGGAACAGCAAGACATACTCCGACGAGGAATTTGGAGAGGTTGACCTGTTCGACCAGATCGGCAAGGCCTGTCAGCTGCAGGTGGTGCTGAATGATACCGGTGAATACAGCAATGTGGCCAACTTGATGCCACTTCCCAAGGGTATGCCGACACCTACCAGCAAGACCGCATTCTTTACTTGGGATATGGATGCATGGAACGATGCAGTATTTGAAGCGCTGCCGGAGTGGACGAAGGAGCAGATCAAGAAGTCTACCCAGTATCAGAAGGAGCATGCTCCGGATACGACTGTGGAAGTAAAGCCGCCGGCGGCAGAAAGTGAGTGTCCGATATGAAATTTCAAGCTCTGGCATCTTCCTCTGCTGGAAATGCCTACATCGTAAGTGACAATGATACCCGCATTCTTTTGGAGTGCGGGGTAACCCACAAAAACCTGCAGAAGCTGAGCGGTTTTAGCCTTAGTGAGTTCCAGGCTTGCCTTGTGAGCCATGAACATAAGGACCACGCCAAAGCGGTGGCAGAGCTGATCAGCCGGGGCATGGAGGTCTACATGAGCCAAGGTACTGCGGAAGCGCTGGATGCTGAGGCTGTGACGCTGATCGAGCACATGGAGCAGTTCAATGTGGGAAGTCTGGATATTGTTCCTTTTACCACTTTCCACGATGCAAAGGAACCGCTGGGCTTTCTGATTAAATCCAGAGTGGATGGGGATGTACTGGCCTTTGCCACGGATACGGTGAATTTGCGGTACAAGTTCCCTGGGCTGAATATCCTGGCTATTGAGGCCAACTATGACAAGAACATCCTGGAACGCTGTGAGCGGATGCCAGAAAAGGTGCGCTACCGTATCACCAATTCCCACATGGAGATCGATACCCTGTGTGACTATCTGCGCAGCCTGGATTTGTCAGAGTGCCGGGAGATTCACCTGCTGCACCTTTCGGACGCAACCAGTCACGAAGGGCATTTTATCAACAAGGTTGCAAGGGCAGTTCCCAAGGGTATTGAGATTACTGCCTGCGAGAAGTAAGGGGGTGAATGTATGGATCGGCCTGGGATTATGGTCTATTTCGACATGATGGGGCCTCTCGGTAAGCTGCAGGATGCGGACAAAGGACGATTATTCTGGGCGATGCTGGAGTATGGCAAGAGCGGAATTGTGCCGGTGTTCGATGGGTTGGCGTTGGAATTGGCCTGGGAATTTGTAAAGCCCAAAATTGACAAGGATTATAAGGAATATGTCCGTTCCGTCCAGAGAAGGCAGTTTGCTACAGCCTGCCGCGAGCGCAAACGCAGGGGGGAACCGGAGATCACCTTTGATGAATGGCTGAAAACCATAGGCGGCTGTGATGATCACGAGGTATCAATGATGACCAATGATGACCAATGGTATCCAACTACATCTACAACTCCATCCACATCTACAAATACATCTACATCTATAACTACAGCTGCAGCTGCAACCACATCCACAACTGAACCGGAGGATGCGGCGACGGCAGCAGAAAGAAATGTAACAGTTTTAGGAGGGGAACTAGGCAAGAATGTGGTTTTCCTCTCAGATGCGCAGATAGCAGACCTTTTGGACCTGATGGGCGTTGAGACCTTTGACTACTATGTGGACAAGCTCTCCAGGTTCATCCTTCAGAACAATGCCAGGGTGAAGAATCACTATGACACGATTCTGAAATGGTGGAAAGAGGATGCTGCGCTTCATGGCCCAAATAGATAGGAGGCGATATCTATGCCAAGCGGCTCATTCAAACAGGCTGATGTGCAGTGTCCCTTCTACAAATTCGATGATGGGAAACGGCGCATTACTTGTGAAGGGATCATAGAGGATAGCAGCCTGGCCCTTATCTATCATAACAAAAACGACTATGAGACACAGATCAATGTGTTCTGCTGTGAGCATTACAAGAATTGTGAAGTGTACAGGCTGCTGATGGAAAAATATCCAGACGAGGAGGCGTAATGGTTGAGAATATTAAGTCTATTTGACGGCATGGCTTGTGGGATGCTGGCTATGCAAAGAGCTGGGGTCAAGGTTGATAGGTATGTTGCCTTTGAGATCGACAAGTGCGCAATACAAACATCATCCCACAATTTTCCGATGATCGAACATCGGGGCGATGTGTTTCAGGCGGATTTCACAGAATTTCAAGGATTTGATTTCCTTATCGGTGGATCTCCGTGTACATATTGGAGCATTGCACAGAAAAACAACCGGGAAACGGAAGCAAGTGGTATGGGTTGGGAATTGTTCTGCCAGTATGTCAGAGCGTTGTACGAAGCGCATCCGAAGTTCTTTATTTACGAAAACAACAAATCCATGTCCAAGGCGATCCGGAAGAGTATCACGGAAACCTTCGGGTTTGAGCCTGTCTGCATCAATTCGGCACTTGTATCTGCGCAGAATCGCCAAAGGCTTTATTGGGTGGGTATGAGAAACGAGGACGGCACATACAGCAAGGTGGATGTGCCTCAGCCCGAAGACAGGAGGATATTCTTACAGGATATCCTTACCTCTGAAGACTTTGCGGAATACAACGGGGGAGCATTCAGTAGACAAAAACCAGACCTAAAAAATTATTACAATGGCACATGGCAAATTGGGGCAACTGGGTAGTCCGGAGGACAGGCCGTGCGTGTCTATGACCTAAAAGGAAAATCCGTAACCATAAAGTCACAAGCTGGTGGCGGAGGCGGAAAGACAGGACTTTACCTGGTAAACGGAGAGGTGAAGTCTCTGGCCAAAAGTGGTGCTATGAAGCTCCAAACTGTCCCACATTGGTACATCTTCCCTATAACTGATAACCAGGCTATTTCTTTACTGGGTAATGGTTGGACAGTGGATGTGATTGCCCATCTTATCATCGCAATACAGTTAGGTGAAACCTAAAAACAGGAAAAGGAGGAGTGTTAAATGGCAAATCATCGTGAATTGATTCTCATGCATATGAAGAAATACGGCTCTATTACCCACAAGGAGGCAGAAGCAGAGTATGGATGTGCGCGTTTGGCATCCAGAATCAATGAACTGCGCAGGATGGGCTATGCCGTTGAGACCGAAATGATTACCGGCAAGGGCAAGCATGGTGGGAAAACCTGCTATGCCAGGTACAGACTGGCGGAGGTAGCGGAATGATGCTGGATGATGTTATCGAGATCAAAGTGGCCGACCCGGACAGCCAGTTTCGCCTGCTGCCCTGCAAGTGTGGCAGCGATAATGTGGCCTATGAGCATTACAACGGCAGGGGCGGTGCGGCATGGCGTGTCAAGTGCTATGACTGCGGCTTTACCGTGGACAAGGGCAATAAGGTCCGGCATGATGCGCAGATCAACTGGAATGAGGCGGTTAAGGAGGCGTGACCATGAGCAAAGCGAAAATGTACGGCATGAAGACCGGCTATGTTCCCAACGCCAAGGCTGATATGCGGCACCGGAAGAAGGTCTACCAGCGCGGCAAGGAGAAGCCTACAATCATTCGTGAGGACCAGAAGGCGGAGCAGAGCAAGGAGGGCAAGGTATGATTATCGCTATCATTATTGCGGTGGCGCTGGTTGCGCTGATCATCATGGCCTGCTGCAAGGTCTCCGGGGACTGCGCCCGGAAGGAAGAGAAGAACCCCTGTGACAGCTGCCTGCGGTGGTCTGAGTGCAACGGCGTGGACGAGGATTGTCCTTGGAGGGCTGAGTGATGCGTGAAATTTTGTTCCGGGGGCAGACCCGGAGATACGGCGAGAAAGTCCGTATGAATGGCGAAAAAGTCCCAAGTAATTGGGTGTATGGCGGCGTTCTGCAAGGTGTTGGTTCTCATTCCATTATCTACGGCGGCGGAAACGCAGAAGATCCGAGCGAAGGTCTTGCGAAGAATGTTGTTTACACTGACACGATTGGACAGTTTACCGGGCTGACCGATAAGAACGGCAAGAAGGTTTTTGAGGGCGATGTTGTCAAAGCTGTCATTGTCCGTGATTTGGGCGGTGGTACACAAAACAGAGAAGAAACTGGCATCGTTGGATATGACAAAATCGGTATGATCGGTCTTATCACAGAATATAGTGGCGCTATCCCTGTTTGGTCTGATTTCTTCCAAGAATTAACTTTAAGCGGTTGCATTGATGATTTTTGGTTTGATGTAATCGGCAACATCCATGACAACCCGGAACTTTTAGGGGGTGCAGAAGATGGGACTTTATATTACATTAACCCGGAGGAAGAACATTGTTTGCCCTAAGTGTGGCGAAATAGTAGGGCATACCGATATCGCTTGTGCCGATGGTGGTGGCAGAGGTTGGTATCCGATTCTGGAATCCATTGGGTATTACATTCCTTACGAACAGAGAACCGAGGAAAACGATTGGTATGGCAAGGACATGGTGCTGACAAAAGAGCAAGCGGACGAGGTGTACCGCTTTGTGAAGAAACATGACCTTTACGGTTCGGAAGGGGCGCAGTCTTTAATTGCAACTGCGCTATACGAAAAGGACGATATTGTCCTCAATGCGGATTGGTAAAGGCGGTGTTTGAAGATGGCAAATGAAAAGCGGCTGATTCGGGCGGACGATGCGCTTGCGTCAGAATTCACCATTGAGGAAGGTGGCGCAATTGGCTATGTTGTAGATAGTGAGGTTATTCGCCGTTTGCCCACCGTGGATGCCGTGGAAGTGGTGCATGGGCGGTGGATTTTTAAACACAATCCAATAACAGATCCCAAAAAATATTTTATTCGCATCGTATGCTCCGAGTGCAATTTGCATACAGGGCAAAAATCGAATTACTGCCCCAATTGCGGCGCAAAGATGGACGGAGGGAATGAGGATGTATAAATCACCCATTGACATTATCTATGGTCAAATGGAGACACAACTGGACGGTGCTGTTTTGAAAGCCATACAGAATGTTGGTGTCAATGTTGACAAGGAAGAACTGATCCGGGCGTTGGAGTATGACCGGGGGCAGTATTCAAAGGGATATGCTGATGCTATGGATTCCATTGTTCGGTGCAAGAATTGTGTACATCGTAAAGAAAAGGTCTGTGCAAACCCTTATGCTGGAATGTGGGTTGGCGTTGAGTTGAAGGACAGTGATTTCTGCTCATACGGAGAAAGGAAAGACAATGGCTAAAGTATACGGATATTCTGATGATATCGTTGTTATTGAGCATATCGCGGGTGGTTGCACCGAGATCGATTGCTATGACAAAGATGTGGCTATTGAGTTTGAAGATGGCACAGTTGCCCACATCGGATACGGCAAAGACGATAAAGCTATCTGGTGGATTAAAATTACCACCTGTGGCAGTACAAACTATGAGATAACCGAGTGTAACGATGAAGATGCGGATATTTACAGCGATATTCTGGAAATTGAAGCGGAAGCAGTTTTGTGGTCGATTGTGGAGGGATAACGATGAAAAACATCTTTAAGCGCAAAAAAAGAATCAGCTTTGAAGCTATGTCTGTGAGCCAAAGCTGCGAGGACAAGAACACCACCTATGTCACCTTCCCGGATGGGCTTCGGCTGATCATTAGAGAAGGAAAGTATGTCGGATGGTATGTGTGCAAGGAGGGGTGACAGTGCTTGATGATAAATTTCACGAAGCCTATACAGCGGATGCGTATTATTGCCCTTCTCCTACTGCGGTGTACTGCCGTAATTGTGGGACAAGGCTCAAGGTTTATTATGCTGAGGGTCGGCTGTATGCCGTAAAGTGCGGCTATTGCGAAAGCATAACTCTCGTCAAGGCATCAAACCCCACCCAGGCAGCACGATTTGTAGGCGAGTATAAGGAGGGGTGACAATGGATGTTAGGGAAAAGTTGGTGGAGATTGTAGAAAGGGCATCTGTTCGCACTTTACCGAAAAATACTTGCCACACAAATATAGTAATGCTTGTAAATGCACTTATCGAAGAGGGCGTAACGGTGCAGGAGTGTGCAAGACCCATTGAAGAATGGGGAGAAGATTACGGCGATGTGCTTTGGTGGAAATTCCCGATTGAAGAACCTCCGTATGTTGGCAGTCCATTGGATGAAAAATGGCCTGCATATCACACTCATTGGACACTTATTATTTTGCCCCAACCGCCGAAAGGAGAATGATTATGGGTTGTATGTGCGGAGATTGTCAATATACAAAAATCTGCCAAGACGAAAAGGGCGATTTGTTTGTGATATGTTGCAACCGAAAAAGCGAAAACTTTTTGAAAGAAATTAGTCTTGCTTTTGATGAT